GTTGAAGGTGAATCAGATAACGAGGAGTTTTAATTATGATTATTACTATTAACAATGATGATGGAACAACTACTTATGATGTGAACAACATTGAAGATGATAGCGTAAAGCAAGAAGCTACTGTTATCGTACAGAAAGTTGGAAACTTACAGGTAGTTATCGAAGCTTTAGACTTTGCAAGTCGAACTCATCGAGCTAACTTAGAAGTGCTGCTCAAAGAAAGAGACGAAGCTATTGTTGAAACAGAAGAACCTCAAGCAGAGGAAACCGAAACAGAAGAAAAAGAATAACCATTAGTGAGGGCTAATATGGAAAACAAAACTTGGGATAAGTTACATCAACCATGTCCGCTTTGTAATAGTAGCGATGCTGTAGGAATAAATGCAGATGGCTCGGCAAAGTGTTTCAGTTGTGGAGAATTTATGCCTAACTATAATAATTCATGTGAAGGAAAAGATATGGTAAAACAAACAACAACAAATCAAACAGTGTTTAAACAACCTGATAACTTAGATACAGGTACTTTCTCTGCTCTAACTGATAGACGTATCTCTCAAGGTACTGCTCAGAAGTATGGTGTTAAAGTAGTCCACGATCTACAGGGCAAGGTTACTAAACATATGTATCCTTATTATAATGGGCATGAAATATCAGCTACCAAAGTTCGCAATGTAGGTAGTAAAGATTTCTTTGTCAACGGTTCTTACAATGAGACAGGATTGTTTGGTCAACAGTTGTTTAAGGGTGGCAAGTATGTCACCATAACCGAAGGGGAGTGTGATGCTATGGCAGCTTACGAACTACTTGGTAGTAAGTGGGCTGTGGTATCCATCAAGCGTGGTGCACAGGGAGCAGTCAGAGATATCAAAGAAAGTTTAGAGTTCTTTGATGACTTTGAAAACGTGATCGTTGCTTTTGATAATGATAAAGCAGGAAAGGATGCAGCAGTAAAAGTTGCGAGGCTGTTTAAACCCGGCAAGGCTAGGATACTCACACTTCCCAATGGGTTCAAAGACCCTAACGATATGCTACGTGACAACAGACACAAAGATTTTGTTGAAGCGTGGTGGGCTAGTAAAGTTTATACACCATCAGGTGTTATAAATGTTACAGAGCAACGTGAGAAGTTTCATAATCGTGAGAAGAAACAAAGCATCCCATATCCTTATGAAGGACTTAACAAAAAGCTGTATGGCTTAAGACAGGGTGAGCTTGTAACTCTTACAGGTGGGACAGGACTAGGTAAGTCTAGTGTAACAAGAGAGATAGAGCATTGGCTTGTGAAACAAACACAGGACAACGTAGGTATCATAGCATTAGAAGAAGATTGGAGACGTACCATTGATGGTATACTTTCTATTGAAGCTAACGCTAGGTTATACATTGACCAAGAACGTGAGAAGTTTTCTAAAGAAGAACTTGATAAGATGTTTGATATCTTATATGATGGTGAGAATAAAAACAGAGTATGGGTTCACTCACACTTTGGCACCAACGACATTGATGATATCTTTACCAAGCTACGCTTTATGATTATTGGTTGCGACTGTAAGTGGGTGGTAGTAGATCACTTGCACATGTTGGTAAGTGCAGTGCATGAAGGTGATGAGAGACGAGCCATTGATACGATTATGACTAGGCTTAGAAGTTTAGTTGAAGAGACAGGTGCAGGGATTATACTTGTATCACATCTTAGACGTGTCGATGGTAACAAAGGACATGAGAATGGAATTGAAGTAAGTCTCTCTCATCTACGTGGCTCTAACAGTATTGGTCAGCTATCAGATTGTGTGATTGCATTAGAACGTAACCAACAATCCGATGACCCTGATGAAGCTAGAACCACAAGACTGCGTGTTCTTAAATCAAGATACACAGGCGATGTAGGTATGGCAGCTAGAGTTATCTATGATGCAGAGACAGGAAGATTAACAGAGCTAACGGATGAAGACATAGAGTTTGACCCTTCAGCAGATGAGGCATTTTAATTATGGATTTAGTATTTGATATTGAGACAGACGATCTACAAGCTACAAAGGTTTGGTGCATTGTTGCTCAGAATCCTGATTCAGGTGAGATATTTAAATTCCCTCCTCATAAATTAGAAGAGGGATATAAGTTTCTTGCTACAGCAGATAGACTTATTGGACATAACATTATTGGGTTTGATATTCCAATGGTGCAAAAGTTTGGTGGTGTTGATCTAAGTAATAAGGATATCATTGATACTTTAGTTCTCTCAAGATTATTTAATCCTAATAGAGATGGAGGTCATAGCTTAGAAAGCTGGGGCTTTAGACTTGGACTATCTAAAATTGAGTTTGAAGATTACTTAAATTATTCTAACGAAATGTTAGAGTACTGTGTACGTGATGTTACTTTAAATACTTTAGTATACAAAAATTTACGTAATGAATCTAAAGGATTTAGTGCAGGTTGCATTGAACTAGAACAAGCTGTAGCTGGTATTATAAAACAGCAAGAGGTTAATGGGTTTAAGTTTGACATGCAATCTGCGTTAGTTCTTTTGGCAGAGCTAAGAGAAAAGAAACAAGAGATAGAAGACGAGGTTCACAATACGTTTAAACCTAAGTGGGTTGATACTAAACTAGTTACACCTTACATCAAGAAAGATGGTGAACTATCTAAACGTGGTCTTACCGATGATGAGTATGCAAGGTGTTTAAACACTATGAACTATGAACCATTTATGCGACAGACATTACAAGACTTTAATCTTGGTTCTCGTAAACAGATAGGAGAATATCTTATAGACTTTGGTTGGAAGCCTGATAGATTTACACCTACTGGTCAGCCTATTGTTGATGAGAAAACTCTATCAGAGGTTACACATATACGTGAAGCTAAACTTATAGCAGACTTTTTATTAATACAAAAGCGTATAGCACAGGTTGATTCATGGGTTAGTGCTGTGAAAGATGACGGTAGAGTTCATGGCTTTGTCATACCTAACGGTGCTATCACAGGCAGGATGACCCATAGAAATCCTAACATGGCTCAAGTACCTTCGGTTCATAGTCCTTACGGTAAAGAGTGTAGAGCTTGTTGGATTGTTGATGAAGGTAATGTTCTACTTGGAGTAGATGCAAGTGGGTTAGAGTTACGTATGTTAGCACATTATATGAATGATAAAACTTATGTCAAGGAGATATTAGATGGAGATATACACACAGCTAATCAAAAAGCTGCAAAACTTAAATCAAGAAATCAGGCAAAAACATTCATCTATGCACTCATGTACGGTGCGGGAGATGAGAAACTTGGAAAAGTGGTCGAAGGAAATACGTCAGATGGTAGACGAGCTAGAGAATATTTCTTCGATAATAACCCTGCATTTAAATCTCTTAGAGATAGGGTTACAAGAGCAGCAGGGAAAAAATTCCTTAAAGGATTAGATGGTAGAAAGCTTTACATAAGAAATAGCCATGCAGCTTTGAACACTTTATTACAGGGAGCAGGTGCTATTGTTATGAAGAAAGCTTTACAAATATTATCGAATAGATTAAATCTTAGTAGTACACCTCATAAGTTTGTAGCTAACATTCATGATGAGTGGCAGATAGAAGTATCAGAATGTAGAGCTAACAAGGTAGGACAGATGGCTGTTGAATCTATTATCGAAGCAGGTAAGTTTTATAATCTTCGTTGTCCATTAGATGGCGAATACAAAGTAGGGAGGAACTGGAGTGAAACACATTAATATACCTAACAATTACATCAAAAGAAAAACATCAACTATTGACTTTGGCTACGAAGAAAGCGAAGTAAGTGGTTACCTTAAACCTATAAAGGAGGAACTAGAGCTATTAAAAAAAGCAGAATATAAAGTTACACACGGAGAATCTACAAGAACAGTAGCTTCTTGGTTGTCTGAAAAAAGTAACAGATATATTAGTCATGTAGGTCTTTGGAAACATATGAAACATACTAGAGTAGCAAGTAAAAGATTTGAAGATGGTGAGTGGTGGTACATAAGACCAAGCGGACAAAGAGAAAGAGTTGAATCTCACGTGAGAAAAAACGATAAAAGAATGTTTGTAAATAGTACATATATATCTCAATCTCATCCACTATATAAAGCAGGAAGATATAAAAGTTTTGATGATGCTGCGTTTAGTTCTTTACAGAATTATGAACTTTCTACAGAGGGAGAAGTATATATAATCACTAATCCTGCTTGGAAAGGTTGGATTAAAATTGGTATGGCTATTGATGCTAATGACAGATGTAATGGTTATCAAACATCTAGTCCTCTTAGAGATTTTAAATTAAAGTTTAAAAAATACTTTGACGATAGAAGAACTGCTGAACAAACAGCCCATACTTTATGTGCTAAGAAAGCAGAAAAACGTAAGGGTGAATGGTTTAAGTTAGACCTAAAGATAGCAAAAGATATAATAAATAATATGGAGGTCGTTTAAACATGGCTAAATCAAAGAAAACTATTGACACGTTAGTAGAAGATATATATAATAAGATAGGGGTACTTGCTGATGGTGAGCATATTGATCTAGATGAAGACACCATTGAACAGTTTGGGGAATCCATGAAAGAGATTCTTTACAACTGGTCACATCCTGAACCACGTGGTAAGTCTACTCTTCGTATGTCTAACATAGGAAAGAAAGAAAGACAGCTATGGTTCGACATGAAGACTGAAGGTACGCCTGAAAGGATGCCACCCTCTTTATTTATTAAGTTCTTATACGGGCATTTGCTCGAAGAGATTGTATTGTTTTTGATAAAGTTATCAGGACATACAGTTACTAGTGAACAAAAAGAAGTTACAGTGTCAGGCATTAAGGGACACATGGACTGTGTTATTGATGGTGAGGTAGTGGATATCAAGACAGCTTCAGGCTTTGCCTTTAAGAAGTTTAAAGATGGAACACTAGCAGAGAATGATATCTTTGGATACTTGGCTCAACTTGCAGGATACGAAGCAGCAGAAGGTACAAGCAATGGTGGGTTCTTAGCTTTAAATAAAGAGTCAGGTGAGTTAGCTTTATACAAACCAGATAACTTTGATAAGCCTAACATCAAGAAGAAAATAAAAGATGTTAAAGCAGCAGTAAAGCTAGACAAACCACCTAATTTATGTTATAATCCTATACCTGATGGCAAGTCTGGTAACATGCAACTACCTAGAGAGTGTGTATATTGCAGACATAAGTTTGAATGTCATAAAGATTCTAATGAAGGTAAAGGTTTAAGAGTATTTAAATATTCTAATGGACTAAGATACTTAACTCAAGTACCTAAAGTTCCTAATGTCATAGAGGTGACACAAGTATGAGTGGTAAAAGATCAAAACAGTTAAGAAGAAAAGCAGAAGACTTACTCATTGAGTGGATTAGAACAATGGTTCCTGATGGAGAAGACCCTAATAGAATCAAGAGACAAAACCTAGAGGAGTTCTTACCCATGCAAACACATATCTTTGCAGGTGGACAATTTAGAATGAGTGCTTATACTTTAAAATGGTTTTATAAAAAAGTAAAACGTAACCCCGATGTAACACTGGAGAATATCAATGCCTAAAAGAGTGCCTCGTAAACCGAGACCAAAGAAGATAGGAATACCTAAAGGCTACGATAGCATGTGGGAAGTTACCTTACATGAAACTATATTACAAGACTGGAAACATCACTATGAGTCTATTAAGTATATCATTAAGAAAGATTACGAAGTAGACTTTGCCAAAACAATAGAAGATAAAACTATATTGTTAGAAGCAAAGGGTAGGTTTTGGGACCACGCTGAATATAGTAAGTATCTTTGGATAAGAGAAGCACTACCTGCTAACATGGAGCTAGTCTTCTTATTTCAAAAGCCTTTATCTCCTATGCCGGGAGCAAAGGTAAGGAAGGATGGAACAAAACGTACCCATGCGGAGTGGGCTGAAACAAATAATTTTAGATGGTTTAGTGAAGATACTTTACCTGATGACTGGAGAAACGATGGAGTATAAATTTAACGAAAGAAGATATATAGTTGAGTTAAAAGAATATATTGACAATACTTATGGTGAACACTATGCTTCCGATAAGTATCAAGCAACTGATATCATTATTGATTCTGGTCATGGCGAAGGCTTTTGCATTGGAAACATTATGAAGTACGCTAAACGTTACGGAAATAAAGAAGGAAAGAACAGAAAAGACTTGCTAAAAATACTACATTATGGTATAATTATGTTAAACATACACGATAAGGAAACAAACAATGGTTGAGGATAAGGTAGGAATAAAGGAATACTTAGGTATTAAAATTAATTACAGTAATGAAAAACTATTAGATAAGTTTAGCCTTGACACCCTCAAGGATAGATACTTATGGGAGAATGAAACACATGCACAAGAAGCGTTTGCCCGTGCCTCGGTCTTCGGGGCAACCTACAAAGGTCACACGGATTTTGAGTTGGCTCAAAGACTTTATCACTACAGTTCCTCTTGTTGGTTCATGTTTAGCACTCCTATACTTAGTAACGGGGGAACAAGTCGTGGTCTTCCTATTAGCTGTTTTCTCAATTATGTACCTGATAGTCGCACTGGGTTATCAGATCATTATGACGAGAATATTTGGTTGGCATCTTCAGGTGGAGGTATTGGTGGATATTGGGGAGACATTAGGAGTAACGGTATTTCTACTACTCACGGTAGTAAGTCTACTGGTTCAATTCCTTTCATGCATGTAGTTGATTCTCAGATGTTAGCCTTTAACCAAGGCACTACAAGACGTGGTTCTTATGCTGCATACATGGACATATCTCATCCGGAGATTGAAGAGTTCATTAACATGCGTAAAGAATCAGGTGGTGATATTAATCGTAAGAATCTTAATCTTCACAACGGTATCAACATTACCAATGAGTTTCTTAAAGCTGTACAAGAAGATGCAGACTTTAGATTGATTGACCCTAAGACTAACGAGCCTACAAAGATTGTAAATGCTAGAGACTTGTGGTGGCAGATCATCAATGCAAGAGCAGAGACAGGTGAGCCTTATATGGTTAATATAGATACATGTAACGATGCGTTACCAAAAGAACAAAAAGCTTTAGGACTAGAGATTAAACAGAGTAACCTATGTTCTGAAATAACTTTACCTACTAACGAAGAACGAACAGCAGTGTGTTGTTTATCTTCTGTAAACTTAGAATACTTTGATGACTGGAGTGAGAATCCAATGTTCATTGAAGATTTAATAACCATGCTTGACAACGTGCTTCAACATTATATTGATAACGCTGTTGACACAGATAACTTAGGAGAGTATAATGCAAATTTTAAAAGATTTCAAAAACATATTAAAGAAGGTAGGGAAGGCTTTACTAAGTCTGCCTACTCTGCTTATAGAGAAAGGTCGTTGGGTCTCGGTGCGATGGGCTTCCATTCGTATCTCCAATCACGCAACATTCCTTTTGAAGGTATCTTCGCTACGGGCTTCAATTATAAAGCGTTTAAACACATTAAAACACAATCCCTCAAAGCTTCTGAAAGACTTGCAGAGGACAGGGGTGAAGCTCCTGATGTCAGTGGTAGTGGGAGGCGTAATGCTCATCTACTCGCTGTTGCACCTAACGCTAGTTCTAGTATCATATGTGGTGGTACTTCTCCTTCGATTGAGCCATATCGTGCTAACGTTTATACGCACAAGACTCTCTCAGGTTCGTTCCAAGTAAAGAACAAATACTTAGAAGAAGTATTAAAAGATAAAGGATTAAAGAAAGATGAGTTGTCTGCTGTATGGAAAGACATTGCAGGTAACGAAGGTTCAGTACAACATCTTGATATACTAACTGATGAAGAAAAAGAAGTATTTAAAACTGCAAATGAAATAGACCAAATATGGATTATCGAACATGCAGCTAAACGACAAGAGTTTATCTGCCAAGCACAGTCTGTTAATCTTTTCTTTACACTTCCAAAAGCTACAGAGCCACAGGAAGTACATGATGAATATATGCAGTACGTTAATGATGTGCATTGGTATGGTATGAACAAACTTAAATCTTTGTATTACTTTAGAACTAATGCTGCTCGTAATGCAGAGAACGTAAACGTTAAAGTTCAGCGTATTAAATTAGATGATGCTGAGTGTATAG